AGTATTACTAAGATGCTTATCACAAGAGCATCTATTATGAATAATGACATCATGCGCATTGATACAATCGTATCCAGCGCCCTTAATCTACCACCTGATCTTGATCGTATAGCCAGAGCTGAAAACTTTGTTGAGGACGGCAAAATTGATGCCCGCAGAGATTGATGGACGTAGTTGAGCTAGTACAAAAATTTGGCTTCCCAACTGTAATGGTTATAGGTTTAGGCTATTTTGTATTCTTTGTATGGCAAACTATAACAAAAACTATTGATCCAGCGGTGCAAGAGATGAAAGTCACCATTATTAGACTTACAGACCAGTTAAGATTGCTCGATCAAGACATGATTAGATTGAAAGAGAAAGTTGATACGGTAGTAAGATTGAAGGATCAGGAGAAAAGAAATGAAAAAGATAATAATAATTAGTTATCTTGCTTTATTTTCATCATTTTGTTTAGCAGATGAAATGGTGCATAAGTTTAAATCTCCATCATTCAGTGGCATAAATCAAAGTAGCCATTATCTTACAATTGAAAATCAAGAGTTTAATCGCAAAGAATCAATAGAAGCTGAAATAAAAGCATACAATGAATCATTAGAGCGTGATGCAGAAAACACAACTTTAGCTCGTTTTATAAGAAACCTAGAGTCTAGGGTGTATGCTCAACTCTCCAGACAATTAGTAGATCAATTGTTTGGTGAGAATCCAAGCACCAGTGGGCTAGTTGAATTGATGGGAAATACAATTGAATATGTGGTTGATGAAACAACTGAACAAATTACACTTAGAGTTACCGATTCTGATGGAAATACGACAGAAATTACTGTTCCAATGGGTAGTTTTTCTTTTTAGTTTTTTTATTTCTTCATGCACTATATTTATTCCTGACCCTATAGAAAACAACCTGTTACCTATACAAAGGATAGAGCAAGCTCAGATACAAAGCTTGGTCAACAAAGAACTTTTAGATGTAGAAAAACCAGAGAGAAAGCCAGTCATAGCTGTTTATGCTAATTCTTTTCGTGATGAAACTGGTGCTCGTAGGTCAAACAGCCAGTTTGCTACATTTTCTACAGCTATTACTCAAGCGCCACATGCTTATTTGATACGCGCATTACAACATGCAGGTAGAAATAAAGATGGCTTTTTTGAAGTTGTTGAGCGTGTGGGACTGGATCACGTCACAAAAGAAAGACAACTTATACGATCTACTCGTGAATCTTTTGATGAAGCACAAAAATTACCACCTTTGAAATTTGCAGGATTAATTATGGAAGGCGGTGTTATAGGCTATGAGTCAAATAATACTTCCGGGGGTGTAGGCGCTAGATATTTAGGAATTGGCACAAGTAAATCTTATCGTAGAGATACTGTACAAATATCATTGAGAACAGTATCAGTTACAACTGGCAGAGTTTTGATGGAAGTGTTGGTATCAAAAACAATTTTGAGTGCTTCGCTCGATAACGACATTTTCCGTTTTGTAGCGCAAGGCACAGAGCTAGTTGAGGTAGAGGGCGGTGTTGTTAGAAATGAATCTATAAACATAGCTCTGCAAGCAGCTATAGAGGCTGCTGTTTTAGAAACTATAAAAGAAGGTATAGAATATAATTACTGGACAATACAGAAATGAAATACTATAAAACATTGATTCTATTGTTGTTTTCCATGTCAGCTTTTTCCGCAGACAATGAGGTCTTTGTGGATCAGGCGGGTAATAATGCCGATATAGATATAGAGCAACTAGGTGAATCTAATATTATTGGAGGGCTAAACTCTGTGGCTGGAACACCTACAGCCCTTGATCTTGATGGTACGGGTTTAACTCTTGATATAAACCAGATTGGTAATTCTAATAAATTTTTAGGCGACATTAATGGAGACTCAATCACTGGTTTTTTTAATTTTGACGGTGATTCCAACACCTTTACGATTCAAGCTGATCCAACAGATACATTTGGTATAGATAGTTCAGATTACAATGTTAATGTAACCGGAACATCCAACACCTTTACATTCGATCATGGGACAGGTGCTTTATCTTCTACGATAGACCTTGATTGGACTATAATGGGCGACTCTAATACCATTGATTATGACTTAGATATTGATGGTGCAACCTCATACATAGATGTTGACGGAGATTCAAACAGCTTAACGTATGATGGTGACGGAGCGGATAATGGATATTTTTACTTGGATCACACGGGCGATAGCAGCACCCTTAACGTACAACAACAGTCAACGATCAACAACGATTGGCTTCAAATTACTTCTAATTCTGATAATACTACTTTGTGTGTCGTTCAAGACGATCAAGGCACAACAACCTCTTGCTGATATAGGTAAAGTTTCCGAACTTAACGGAAATGCACAAATACTTAGAGATAATCCTTTAGATATATCTTTATCTTTACCAGTTCAGCAAATGGATGATGTTAGAACTGCATCTGGCAGAGTAGGTATAACCTTTGTTGATGACTCTGTTGTAAGGCTTACAGAACACTCAAAGCTTGTTATTACAGAGTATGTTTTTAATCCAGACCCAGATAAATCAAAATTAAGTTTACGTTTTGCATCTGGAACTGCACGTTTTATAACCTCAAAGATGGGGCTAATAAACAAAGAACGAATTAATATAACAACACCAACAGCACAGATTGTGATAAGAGGTACGGATTTCACCACAACTGTTGACGAGTTAGGTAGATCGTTAGTAATTCTTTTACCCGATGAAAATGGTGATGCTTCAGGTGAAATTATGGTTGCAACTGGAGCTGGTACTGTAACTTTAAACAAACCATATCAGGCAACTACCGCATATGTTTACGAAAGTGAGCCTACAAAGCCTGTACAGCTAGATATTACATTAGATTTAATTGATAACATGTTGATAGTTTCACCGCCAGAGGAAGAAGAAGTTGTAGCTGAAGAACGCGCAACTAAATCAAATAATGTTTTAGATTTTGATGCGCTAGAGTTTGAAGAATTAGATTTTGATTACTTAGATGCTGAAGCAGAACTGGCTTTTGAGGAATTAGACATAAATTACTTAGATGTTAATTTTCTTGAAGATTTACTGGATGTAATAGAAGAAGTTGATTTGTTACGTGATGATGAAGTAGATCAAATCGAAACAAGTATTGCAGTAACCGGAACAGCTATTGGTCAAGACACAACAACACAAATAACAACACTTATTCAAGGACAACAAATAAGTTTGCGCAGAAATGTAAATGAAAGTGTTAGATTAGATATAGACGGTTCTGATGCTTACACAATAATATTCATACAAGATGGGGTTAGTAAAACCATAACAATCAACGGAGGAGGTAGCTCCGTTATAAAGATTAAACAAGGATGAAGAATTTACTCAAATCAATACTGTTTATAGTTTTACTTTTATTGCCATTGATAATGCAATGGACACCTTTAGAAATAATAAAACTTAAAACTTTTGATGCTTTAGTTTCAGAAAAACAACAATCGAACTATTTCACCGTACTAAATATTACTGAAGAAGATATTGAAAGAGAGGGTGGCTGGCCTTTACCCAGAGCTAGATTAGCTGAAATACAAAGAGAGATAATAGCGCGTGGTGCTTTAGGAGTTGGCTGGACTGTCGCTTTTCCACAACAAGATCGTTTAGGTGGAGATGAAGATTTTGCAGAATCTTTGCTAGGTAGCAACAGTATTTTAGCCATGTATGAAAACGAAGGTAGTGGATACCCTAGCACTGTAGGCACAGTAATCATGGGTGATCCTGTTGGTGGCTATCCTGTTTCGGGTGTTGTTCAAAACATAGAAATATTAAGAAGATCAGCAGCACAGGGCATCGCATCTGCACCTGTTGATGTAGACCAACTTGTAAGACGAATACCGTTACTTATGAAAACACCTGATGGATGGGTTTCTGCATTTGGAACTGAAGTTTTAAAAGCTTTGGTAGGTTCGGATACTTACATAATTAAAACAAACGAAAATGGTATTCAAGAAGTTGTAGTGCAAGGATTACCCCCTGTGCCAACCGATTCATTCGGTAGAAAATGGATAAGTTGGGTAAAGACAGATCAAACAAATCTTGAGGAAATGAACGTAAATGAAAGGTTTGTTTTTATAGGCACTGATGCGGCAGGTATATTACCGCAACTAGCTACACCTGTTGGTCTACTAGAGCCACATAAAATACAAGCAGCATTAGCTGAAAGTATTTTGATTCAAGACAGTCCATATATACCAGATTGGTCATTGGCTGTTGAGGTATTAATATATATTGTAGGAGTGTTACTGGCAGCATTATCAATAACTTATTTAGGAATAACGCTAGGATTAACACTTACTTGTATATTTTTTACTTCAACAGCCTTATTTGGATATTATCTTATTCAAAAAGGTTTACTTATAGATGTTACATGGGCGCTAGCATCTCAGTTTATAACAGCTTCTACTGCTTTCTATTTAAGATTCAGACAGCAATACAAGCTAAGACAAGAAATCAAAAAACAATTTGAGCATTACCTAGACCCAAGGCAAGTAAAAAGGTTACAGAAAAATCCAGACCTTTTGAATCTTGGTGGTGAAAGAAGATTAGCTACTTATTTATTTACAGATGTTCGTGGTTTTACTTCAATGTCAGAATCATTGGAGCCAGAAAAAGTTACTTACATAATGAATAAAGCACTGACAGCGCAGCAATCTGCGGTGCAAAAACATGGTGGAATGGTAGATAAATATATTGGTGATGCAATGATGGCGATATTTAACGCACCATTAGATATGAAGAATCATCCAAAAATAGCAGTTGACTGTGCTTTAGATATTATTAATAACATGGGTGATTTAACAAAAGAGTTAAAAGAAGAAGGATTGCCACCTGTAGCTATTGGTATAGGTATCAACACAGGTGATGCAATTATTGGCAATATGGGATCAGATATAAGATTTGATTACACAGCTATAGGTGACGCAGTTAATACTGCTGCTCGTTTAGAAAGTGCTACAAAAGAGAAAAAGGTAGACTTACTTATAGGCGAAAATACTAAAAAACTTTGTGGCTATAATCTTAAAAAATTAACGCCTATCAAAGTAAAAGGCAAATCAAAGGCATTGAAGGTATACACATGGGATTTAAACTAGCATTTATAAGCACAGGATTGTTGATAGCAGTATCTACTGCTTCATGGTTTTACATAAAAATACAAGATAAAGAGATAGCTACTTTAAAAGCAAATGCGGTTATTCTTGAACAAAAGATAGACGAGCAAAATGCTAGCATAGATAATTACCTAGCAAAGCAAAAAGAAACAACCGAGCAGATAAATAAGCTGAATGACCAAAATCAAACAGCAATGCGAGAAGTTAACAATTTAAGAAATACTTTTCAAAAACACAGTATGACTAATTTAGCGATGGCTAAACCCGGATTGATCGAAAACATTATCAATAAAGGTACAGCTAAAGTAAAAACAGATTTTTTAGAATTAACTGATCCAAAAATGTTCGAGGAAAAAAATGAAGAAACTGTTAACAATTAGTTTAATAATCGGTTTTTCTTTGATGATTTCTGCATGTTCATTGCTAGAGCCTCGAACTGTACCAGTAGAGGTCAAAACAATTACTTTGCCAGCTCCTATGTATCATCCTCCCATGCCTCTAGAAGTAAGCTTGCAAGATATTAAATGGCGCGTTCTTACTCCAGATGTGATGGAAGAGTATTTACAGCTTATAAAAGAAGGTAAAGCTCCAGCAGAGCCGTATTACGCGCTTTCAACTCAAGGCTATGAAAGCCTAAGCATGAACATGGCAGAGCTTAAAAGATACGTTACTAATGTTTTGGCTATAATTGAGTATTATAGAGAGCAAGATACAAATACAGAATTACAGGATAATCCAAATGAGTAAATCACCTGATGCTTTTGTTTATCAAGCAGAGTTAGATAGAGTTGTTGACGGAGACACCATAGACATAATTTTAGACCTTGGATTTAGTGTAAAATTACACAAACAAAGAGTTAGGTTAAATGGCATCGACACCCCAGAATCGCGCACACGAAATCTTGATGAAAAAAAACTAGGATTAGCTGCAAAAGAAAGATTAAAAGAATTGTGTGTTGGTAAATTTAAACTAAAATCCCTTGGCAAAGGAAAGTATGGGAGAATACTTGGCATACCATATACTGAATCTGGCGAAGATATTTGTCAGAAGCTTATTAAAGAAGGCCATGCAGTTGAATACCACGGTGGTAAGAAACTTGCCAAAGTTAGAAAAGACGGAACTTGGGGTTGACATGAAAATATCAGAAGAAGGCAAATCTTTAATTAAAAAATTTGAAGGCTGTAAGTTAGAAGCTTACTTATGCTCTGCAAATGTTTGGACAAATGGATGGGGTGCAACTCGCGATGTTAAAGAAGGCGATGAATGGACACAAGAATACGCTGATGAAAGGTTTGACGAAGATATAGTTGAGTTTGAAGATTATATTAATAAATATGTTGAGGTTGATTTGACACAAAATCAATTCGATTCTCTTTGTGCATGGGTATATAATTTAGGTCCATCAAACCTAAGATCGAGTACAATGCTCAAGGAACTTAACGCTAAAAATTACTCAAAAGTACCCACCGAAATTAAAAGATGGAACAAGGCTGGTGGTAAAACTTTGGATGGTTTGATTCGTAGACGTGAAGCTGAAAGTCTTTTATTCCAAGGTAAAGAGTGGCATGAGGTATAAGTATGCCATTAGCTAAATATACTTTCAGACCGGGAATAAATAGAGAGGGTACTAACTATAGTAACGAGGGTGGCTGGTTTAACTCAGACAAGGTTAGATTTAGAAAAGGCAAACCAGAAAGAATTGCTGGTTGGGAAAAAAACTCTCTTAATTCATTCAAAGGTACAGCAAGAAGCTTATATTCTTATAGAGATACAGATTCAACATC